CTATTCTCGGACGATTTGGGCATTTCGAAACTCTTTAATTTTATATCTGCTTCCTAAAAAGTCTGTCGCTTGGTTATATGAAAAGAACGTCATTGCATCGTTTTTGTCTTTGACCCAGTTGTACTGAACATAAGACATCGCTGTTATCTCTGAAACTTCCCAATAATCCGACTCTTCAGTGACCTTGGTTGATTCAGCTGCATATAAGTCGCCATTTTTGATGTAGTAGCTTTTCATCTTTACGAAGCCTCTAACAACATTCTGGTCAAATCATAGCAAATATAAGTAAGGCTGCATAATTAAGCAGCCTTTTATCTTACGCTTCGAATAAGTCATAGTTTCGGTCTATGTTTAGTTTTAGTTTTTCTTCGCCATTTACAATCGTTCTGATCGTTCGCTGAGTGACACCAAATTTGCGAGCGATCTTTGGCTTTGAATGTCCATCATTTGCCATATTTCGGATCATCTTGTTGCGCATTGCATTGACTAAGGGTGAACCCATAGGGACTTCGATTGTATTGTTGCCCAACTGTTCTGAGAGTATCTGTAGCTTTTTAAGGCTGATCACTCCAGAAATGTCATGATTGATATTTAGTGCGTGGCGATGCGGAATAAAGACATTTGTTCCGCCATATGCGTGGATCATGTTTAGAGCAGCTTCAACCCCAATCAACTTGGCTACAAAGGCAAAGTTTTTAGGCATGAGTGCAATGATCTCATCGTTTGAAAAGACTTGTTGTGCATCTGTGATGTGAGGACGATAAGCCATATTTTTTCCTTTAAAATAATATGTTATAGTTGCTTAAATCGTCCTTGGTCGGATGGTTGTTGAATTTGAAAAGCTCATGATTGCAGTCATGGGCTTTTCGCTTTTATGCTGGGTCGATTCGTTGAATGTCACAGCGTTTACACCACTGGCGTAAGTGGTCGATGATCATGCCAGCATGGTGACTGCTTAAGAATTGCAATGCGCTAACACCAACACGATTTTCAACGAACTTAGCCAAGGCTTGCTCACTGCCGTTACGGATTTGACCTGCATTATGTAATTGTAGCCACAGGTGGCGAATCAGCTTACTTTGTGCATCATCTGCAAGTTTTTTAGCACCTGATTTATTCTTGGTTTCTACTTCAAAACCGAGTTGCTTCATACGATCCAGTACTGCTTCGAGCTGCTGTACTGTGAGTAATTTTGAACTTGTTTTACCAGTCGTGCTTTCAAGTACTTCTCGATAGAGTTCATCGTCCAACCCTAGTTGTGTTTTACCAACATGAATGAGCTGAATGAGTTTGTTTTTTTTATTGAATTTCATAAATCACCCCAAACGATTCAGCTTTTCAGCTTTTAATATTGTTGTTTGTGTGATTGAGTCATTCTTAATAGCAACACATTTGTAAGTTTTTGAACCAACAAAAAATCCTCCAAGACGCTCACATTCACTTGCGATCATAATGTGTGTATAGCGATGACATAACACCCAACCAATGACTAAACCTAAAAGAAATTTCCCCATCTCAAAGAACTCCTTTAGCTGCATCAAAAAGTCCTAGTACAGCCAAAAAACCAAGACTAAATGATGAACCTGCTTTGAGCAGATATGAACGACGTTGAAATGTTGTTAAACCTTTTGTATTTCGAGTATTCCAAGCTAATTTAGCTTCTTTGAAGCAGTGAAATAGACCAATTACAAATACAGCGAAGTAAGCCAGTATCATCATGTTGAAGTCTCCAAACGTTCATATTGTTTTCCACCATTCATAGCTTGATTAAGTTGTGCTGACTTTCCTGACTGTTTGCCAGCATGATAATCATTGACTGCACGATCATTTAAAGCTTTGCCTTTGTTGCGATCTTTGGGAGTAAATGAACCAAGTTTTCCACGAGTTTGGTTCATATATTTAGTAATACGATCTTGTATGTTTGCTGGTACTTCAATTTCCAATCCAGTAATTAAATGCTTAACGGAATCTATCCAACCTTCACAAAATAGATCAGCGCGACGTACCTTATTCTTTTTAACAGTGACACGTTTTAAAGTCGTTTCGATAAAGTTTTTTCTTGAACGGATTACTTGGCGGTAAAGCTCGTCAAATGTATAAGAAGCAACTTCAGGTGCTGGATCTACACCAATAAACGTCCACGATGCTTTAATTCCCCATGTACTACTGCCTGAACTAAAAACAGGTTTACATTGCATTGCTCTAGAAATGAGCAAAACAAGACTTGCTTCCCATGCCTGTGGAGTTTTAGTTGCTTTGCTATCACAGCTGGCTTCGACAATATCGAGTAAATCAGGGTCAATCTGAAATTCACGCATTAAAGATTGAGCCTGACGCAGTGCAACCGCTGCTTCATTTTCATTACCAGATTTTGATAAAGCTAAACATTTCTTGATTTTTAAAATGGCTTCTTCACGAGTCATACTCATTATGATGTCTCCTTAATGCTTTGTACCACTTCAGGTGGAAGTTGCTTTTGTTCTTCGGTTTTAATGATCATTGATTTACTCCGTGCTTTGTTGCACCACACGCGCATTTATAAAGACCTCTTAGGCTGATAGATGCAGAATTATTGGTATATGAATGTAATTGAATATTTTTGACAAATTCCCATTTGTGGCGGTTGCCAACAGTACATTTTTTCACTTTTAGCCCTCTTAGTTGCTCGTCAGTACCCAATCACAACACTGGGTAGACATAGGCACGAATGCCTATGTTTCGCTTAAAAAGTTGTTGGCTGAGCTACTGCACGAGTTAAAGCCATAAGACCTTGCTGTAATTGTGTTTTAGCAATACCTGACCAGCGATTAGGTTCTGTGTTCCACAGATGATGCTGTAATTGACTGTTTCCGTTATGAGCGTCTTCAGCTTGCCCTAAAAGATGAATGTTAATTTTCTCAATAAGGCTTTCCAAAGCCACTCCTTGAGTTTTAATGTCATTCATCAAGTCGATTTCATGCTGAGAAAGCTCGCGATAACCCTTGATCTTTTGATGTTGATTTTCCATTAGTTCACCGCCTCCTTTAGAGCTTTACCCGCCTTAAAAGTAGGTACTTTGCTTGCTGGGATTTGAATAACTTCTCCAGTTTTAGGATTGCGACCAGGGCGCGCAGCGCGATCCGAAACTTTGAACGTTCCAAAACCGACAAGTGCAATTTCATCACCTGATTTAAGGGTTTCAGATACCACTGCTTCAAAAGCATTTAATGCTTTAGTTGCTTGGTCTTTGGTTAATTCTGATTTTTCAGCCATAGCTGCGACTAATTCAGATTTGTTCATGGTTGTAAGTTCCTTTGGTTGTTTTACACATTTGCAAAATCAAGCGAGATTGCTTGGTATTTGCCTTCACTATCACGCTCATAAAAGCGCACATATCTTTTACTATCTACAATGTTGATGCTTTCAGAGATTGCATCCATTGCTTGAAGCCATTTTTCATCATCGAAGTCATAACGACGTAAGCCGAGGACACGTGCTGTTGAGATTTTTCCTTCTTTATCGACTTGGAATGCGTCCATAATTAGGGTTTTAATGTGATCGTTTGAGTCAGCTGACCAAGACTGAATACATTCATCAATCAGAATTTTTGCAGCTTGAAGACGCTCATCAAAACGGAGCGTGTCTTGAATTTGACGTACAATTTTGTATTTACCATCAAAGCTATAAAGAGTGATATTTCCTTTATTGCCACCGATTTGGACTTCAAATCGTTTAAGTGATAGGTCTACAAAAGCTCCAATCTCTGCAAATACGATAGCTTTAAGTTTTTTAAGACGTTCTTGTTCTGCTTTGGCTTGTCCGACTAAATCAACAACTAAATCATCGCGTATAATATCAATGGCTTTGACTGAACTTTCAGGGACTAAACGTCCTTTGCTGTCTTGACGGAATCCTTCAGGAATTTGTATTGGTGCATTCATGGGAAAGTCCTCATCTAAAATGTTTTTGCTTAGCTTCAAGCTTGGTTTGACATTCAATACAGTGGGTTACACCACCAATTGCGCGTCGTTGTTCGGGAATTTCTTCTCCGCATTCGTCACATTCAAAGTGACTGTGTGCAGAGAACTGCGCTCGGTTTTGAAGCGCTTGCTGTAGGCACTCTTGTTCAATTTCACTTGCTGTATCTGCAAAATCAGCCATGACAACCTCCCAGTGATGCCACTAAAATCATGAGTAAAACTGTTGCTCCAGATAAGATGAAATTTAGAACAGCAGCATTTTTAAAATTAAAACTCATGCACGTAGCTCCCGAATGAGATCGCCTGTGATGACATCGTCCAGACCCAAGTCAACGACTTTGTTCAGTGCTGCGGTGATGAGATTGCCGATTGCAAGCGGATATAAAAGGCTTTCATGTTCGTTGTGTCTATCGATGTTGCGGTGCAATTTTTCACAGATCGCATCTAGACCAGACTGATCAATAAACTCATTTAAGTTGCGTCCAACACTAGAACAACGGTGGTTTAAATAGTCGACCAATGTTGTCGGTGTGAATGGTTTTAGTGTGACGATTTCACAGCGCTGTACCACTTCGCGAACTTCTGGGTTGTTTTCCGAAAGGCGGATTTTTAATTCATCTTGACCGATCAAGATGATCGACAACAAAGGCTTGTAGCCGTTTTTAAGTTCAAGAAAACGCTTTAAGTGCTTTAAAGTCGCTGTTGGTAAACATTGAGATTCTTCGATAATCAAAACGTGGTGGTTGCCATTGCGTTTAGATTCTTTGAGCAAGTTGTGAACTTGACGAAAACGAGCCTCTGGAGAGCGTTTTGCATTTGTGCTCGGTGCAAGTGCATTCAAAATAGATTCAGCAATGTGCAATGACTTTAAAGATTTACCTTTAATGTCATTTTCTTCTGTTGCTAAAACATACGGTTCAATAATGATGGTGTTTGCAGCTTCACGTTGCACACGGTCATGTAGCTCTTCACGGCAAGTTGATTTGCCTGAACCTGATTGCCCAATCACAGCTATAAAGGAAGAGTTTCCAATTGCCGCTTGCCACATTGCTTCAAGCACATAGCGAGTATTTGAAGCGCAAAATAGTTGTTTTGGATCACGTACATCTGTAGTGAATATGTTGTTAAATAAGCCAAATTTTTCTTTAGCATCTTGGCTTAGAGTTTGTTTGCGTAGTAGCATAAGTTGCTCCTCTGAAAGTTGAGTATTTGCTGATGACTGAGTGCTTTGGGTTTCGAGGTTCGAAGCATTCAGCACAGCATCTATTGCTTGGTTTATTTTTGTTTCATCTATTCCTTTTGCTTTTAACTGCTCAATAAACTGACTGACGAAAAGGTCAGCTTTCTTTTTGGGTCTAATCCCGTGTAATACGAATAAGTTGATCGCTGGAACACTCACGCCAAGCGGTTTGGCGAGTGAGCTTTGGGTGATTTCATGCTGTTTTAAAAGCGCTTTTAGTTCGCTCATTAGTTCTCTCCAACCACGCGTAATTTTGGTGTTTTGGCAGGTTGATTCATGCCATCAATAATTTGTTGAATGTCTTCTTGAGGGACTTGACCGCTTGGGTAGTCCTTTTTCAATAATTTGGAATGTTCAGCAGTCCATGCATCGCCCACCAAGCGTTTGATTTTGATCACAGCAGCTGTAAGTGACATCGGTGCAAGTTTTTGACGTTGTTGTGGCGTGGTAATTTGCTCACCAGCGCGTTGGATGTATGTTGGTACTTCTGTGGTTTGAATGTCTGCCATGACATTGAGCTGACCATCATATGCAGGTGCTTTTTTGGCAATAGCTTTATCTGCTTGCTCAAGTGTGTCAGCGTTGTAAGCTTTCTTGATGATGCGTTTGCGGTTTTCATCAATGGCACTTTGTGGCATGGCTTTGATTTCTTGACCAATCACTGAAGCATCTAAGTTGAAGCCGACCATGTCGAGCTGTTGAGGTTCGCAAAGTACTGCAACTTCATTGCCATATTGGTCTTTGATCAAGACATCTATACATGGTGCGCGGAAAGGATTGACCACAATTTGCAGTTTGGCTTTTGGATAAACACCATCTACATGACGAACATCGTAGTCATGTTGACCATAACCTTTAATGGTGTAGCTCACCGTTAGATTGCCTGTAACCGTTTTTTCAACTGGGAATGTATTAACCAGCTCTCGGCACAATTCCAGTGGTGGTGCAATACGTAGTTGCTCAGGCTTGATCATTTGCCATACTGCATTGCGAGTACGTTTGGTGCGGCTGTGGACTTTGCTTTCATTCCAAAAAATGCGCCATTTCTCAGCAAAAGTATTGAGTTGTTCAATATTTTGGATTTGCATAAAACGAAGGCGACCTTCGAATTGTGTCTCTACGATGTTTTGCGCATTTTCAACTTGTCCTTTTGCGCGTGAATTACCTGTCGAATGTGGAATGAACTCCACATCTAGGCGATTTAATAAGTTCTTAAATAAACCAGCCGTGTTGGCAGAGCCTTTATCTGCGTACAAAATTTCAGGAACACCGTGCATCGGCTCTTGCGCAGAGCGTTTTAAAATTCCATTTAAGAAAATATGAATGAGGTTTTCTGAGCTTTCCGCTCCAGTCACATATTCGACATAGATTGAACCGCTGTAGTGATCTGTCATGACGTAACGAATCACGCGATCATTTTCAATTTTTTTGATATTCGCAGGTTTATTTTTATAGAACTTTTTCTCGTCCATGACCTGCATACCACCTTTAGGCAGGTAGAAAATCACACAGACCGATGCATCCACTTGCCAAACATGGTTTGGATAAAGTGACTTCTGTTGGTTATGTGCTGATGGAGTTGCTAGTTGTTTGGGATGGCACATATTCTGTCTCATTACTCTTGCAATGGTGGATGCTGATACTTTTGGGGCTTTTCCATCGGCAACCAAAATGTCCAAAGCAGTGGTGACAGGTAAAGTTTTCTTACCGTTTGCACGAGTTGCGACATGCACCATACCGCCAACCATTTCTGCAACTTCTGTTGAAACAACAGTTTTACCTTTATCACTTCGTTGTTTACGCTCTGAACTAAAACCAACAGTTTCTAGGTCGCGATAAAGTTGTGGGCGACTGATATTTAAATGTTTACGTGCTCGCTCAATAATTGCCCCTTTCTTACCGTGACCAGCTTCGGTAAGCTCTGCGGCAATTTGGCGCAAGTAGTCGAGTTCGGCTAGATTTGGGGTCGTCATGATTAAGCCTCCGACTCTGTATCAGTGTCAGTTGCCCAAGTTGGTGGTACTGGTTCATCCAGTGTCCAAACAGGTGTCACCATTTCTTCAAAATCGACTTGAATGCTGAGATCAGAAGCGATTTGCGCAATGTGTTGGAATACAGACACTAAGTTTTGCGTAATCAGCTCTTGAACATGAAACATCATGTTTTCACTGGTCACTTCTAAAATAGAGTTAGCTTCATTTACAAAGCGAGTGGTCGCGTTCAGCATTGTTGTGGTTGCAAGATGCATGTCATCCAGCGCTTGTTTCGCCAAAAGTTGAGGCTCTGACTCCGCACGTTTTGCAATTTCAGGTGGGCTTTTGAGTTTGGTTAGCTCATGGTCAACCTTGTCCAGTTTTTCATTTTTGGTTTTCAGTACTTGATCTTTAGCAACAAGATCAGCTTCTAAGTCAATGACTTTCTGCGTGAGGGTTTCTTTGACTTTTGCATGTTTTGATGACATTTCTTCAATGAGATCAATCAAGCTTTCACGGTCTTCTGCTTTGACTGCTTCACCGTTGATGATGACTGCGCGATCAGCGTCATCTAGTTTGCGAAGTTTGCGGAGGTCACGATAGCCCAAGCCTATACGTTGACTAGTTTCTAGGAAATCTTCGCCAAATGTAGATAGATTTAAAATATCCTGATCTACTTTTTCTCGACTCATTCCTAAGTGCTGGCAAAAATCTTCAAAAGTGGTAACCGTTACCAGTTTTCCAAAGCCATCTAGTAGCTTTAAGCCTTTATATTGCTTAGTTTCCTTGATTTCTGAGATCAATTTAATTTCGGTAACCGTTACCAGTTTTTTAATAAAGTTAGTTGCTTTTATTGCACCTAGTTTTTCAGACAGTTGGATTTGTTCAACTGAAACAGATTGTTCAATTTGAGCAAGTTGGTTTTGATCTAATTCCATTTATTTGCTCTCCGCTTTGATTTGATTTACGCCAACAGCCACACGTTGAACGTGTTCGCTGAGGTGGTTTTGAGCACGGTTGATTTCATCTGAGTGTGCGTGAGCGATAGACACTAATTTGTTTCCTAGCGCGTAACTGCCATCGTCCATTTGAGCTGCAAAACCTTTGCTGATCAGCGTTTGTAGTTGACGAAAGACTTGTGCAGGGTTTTCACCAATTCGCTTTGCGATGTCGTTAAGTTTTGCACCTGTTAAGCTGTGACCAGTCAGTGCAATCAAGACATCAAGCACTTTTTCAGCTGATTTCACTGTTGCTTTTTCAGTCATGGTCGATGTCCTTGTAGTGATGAACAGGCTGAGTCATTTTCTGAGCTGCAAGTTCTTGGCGTAAAAGCTCATTGTCTTGTTGAGCAAAGTACCAGCCTGTAAAACTAACAATTACTAGAAAAAACAGTACTAATTCGAGAATTTCGGAGTTTTCTAATTTCATATCTATTGCCCCATGTGCAAATATGTGCAAATATGTGCAAAGTAACTAAACAGTTACTTTAGAATTTTCTTTTAAACCTAAAGCGACTGCAATTTCATGGGCGCGTCCGTAATTGCCTTTGGATTGTCCGTTTAGAACTTTGTAGACTTCCTGCGGTGTGAAATTTCGTTGTGCTGCCCAGTCTGAAACAATAGTTCCCGCGTTAATGAATTCTTGTTTGACCTGTTCTGGAGTTTTAAGGTTCATGTTTAGTTTCCTTTGTGTGGCTTAAATCGTACTAAGTAGAACTTATATGCACACAATAGTAACTAAATAGTTACCTGTCAAGATATTTGGAGAATAATTTGTGACTATAGGACAACGACTTAAAGAAGAGCGCGAGCGTTTGGGATTCACTCAACCATCTTTTGCTGAATTGGCGAGTACAACTAAGAAAAGCCAAATTGACTATGAGAAGGATTTAACTCAGCCCAAAGCAAATTACCTTGCATCGATTGCTGAAGCTGGTGCTGATGTAAACTATATAATTACAGGTAAAAGAATTAATAAGTCACAAAATTGTGACCTAGATAATGGGTATGATGGTTTTTCAGTAGTTCCCGTTTTCGCTGATGTGATGATCTCTGCTGGGCATGGTTCAATGGTTGAAGACCATTGTGAGCCTACGAGCTATATGGCATTTAGAAATGATTGGATAAGAGATAGAGGCTTTTTGCTAAAAGATTTATGTGTTTATATTGCTCGTGGTGACTCAATGAGTCCAACAATTGATGATAAAGAGCCAATACTAACGCATAGATCTGAGGATGATAAAATTCCTCAAGATGGTCATATTTACGTGATAAGAAATGGTGAAAATCATTGGGTTAAAAGAATTCAAAAGCAATTAGATAATACCTTATTGCTGATTTCTGATAACAAAACTTATCCACCAATGAGACTGGATTTAGAGACAGCTCATGATGTTGAAATTTTAGGTAAAGTTGTGAATTCAAGTAAGAATTTTTATTAAAAAGTAATTTGGTGAACAATATGAGTACTGGATTCAAATTGATTATTGGGGTAATTATTGCTGTTTTTTTTATTGTTCTTGGAGTTGGATATTTCTCAGATAAACAACAAAAAAATAATGTTAGTCATTCTGAAGCAGTACCTGCACCAGTTGCTGACGGACATCAGCGGGACCAATCTACAACTTTGTCTGATGCAGTGAAATTATCACCAACTGAAGCTAAGATTTTTGCTGAAAATTTGCTTAAGAAGATTAATGATGATGAAAAATTTATAGAAGATGCTTTTGAACTGAAAGAACAAAACACACTTGAAAAGTATTTTTATGATATTCAATCTTATAAATTTCCAAACCAAGATGATTCGTCAAAAAGTTTTTGGGTTGATGCTGATGCTTTAGCGCCATATGTCAAATGTTCTACAGCTTTGGATGACTTACAACTTTATGCTTCTGCACTGAAGAATCAATTACGAGAAGATACCGCAACTACACGAAAAATAGTTCGCCAAGAGAAAGAAGACTATCAAAAGTCAAAAGCTCAATGTGAAGCACGTGTTAAATTAAGTTATGATCAAGCTCTCGCTGAAGATGATGCTGAATAAAATAATCGGAAGCACTTCCGCCTAATATAAAAATAGTTAAAACAGCAACATGACCTCATCATTTGATGAGGTTTTTTATTGTGTCAAATTTAAAAAAATCTACTTTCGTATTTTCAAAACTAAGTCTTAGTCGCTTGGTTGGGGTTAGTCCTAAAATTGAAAGCGTTGTGAAACGTGCTTTAGAGCTGTCTGAAATCGACTTTATGGTCGTTGAAGGTGTTCGTACCAAAGAGCAATGTTATATCAACTATGGTAAAGGTCGCACAGCTTCACAATGCCAAGCGAAGAATGTCCCGATCAAATACGCCCAACCAAATCTCCCAAAAGTGACTTGGCTCAACAATCCCCTTGCAAGTCAGCATGTTTCGGGCAAGGCGGTGGATTTAGTGCCATTTCCTGTCGATTGGAATGACTTGAGCAAATTCCGTGTAATTGCTAATGCAATGAAAGCTGCTGCAAAAGAGCTAAATATCAAAATTTCATGGGGTGGTGATTGGAAAACATCAAAAGACTATCCTCACTTTGAATTGGCTTAAGGAGTAGTTTATGTCTGTAAAAAATAAACTTGCTCAACTCGCTAAAGCTGAACGCAATATTGCAGCGTTTCAAAAGCTTTCAAATATTCATGTTCGGACTTTGAATGAGCATAACGACCAGTTGGAATTTACTTGGAAAAATGGTTATGAGACTGGTGCTCGTGATGTGCGAAACATCATGAAAAGTACTCACCAAGAAGCCGAGAATGCATTAAATCAAGATGTGCAATTTAAGCCCAAACTTGTACTGAACCTTTCTCCAGAACAGGCTGAAAAATATAAACAAAAGCTTGATTCAACACCTCGACATACAGCTTCTCGAATAGAGCCTACTGAATCTCAATTTGTTTTAGGTACTTTACAGAGTCAAAATAAATGGGTTGTTCAGAATTGGCGAAAAAGTTGGCTATGGTTTAGCAATATTACTTTCGCTCTGATTGTTGCAGTACAAGCATTTTTTGATACTTTGCCACCTGAGTTGATCGCAACATTACCCCATGATGCTCAGTCAAAAATCACGATGGCTTTGGCCGCTTTAGGTGTAATAGGTCGCCTGATCAATCAAAGTCGTTTGCCAAAAACTCCCATTTTAAGGGAGGAGAATAATGTTTGAGTCGTTAAAACTGAGTTTTTCTGAAGCACATTGGGTCGTAATCACGATCCTTGGTTTATATACGTGGTTTATGAATAAACAAAGTGCCTCAGCCAATGAAATGCTCGACATTCGTTTGCGAGTTACAGAGGTTGAAAATGCTGTCAAAGATATGCCATCAAAACTGGAAATCGCACGACTAGAAGGTCAAATTGAAACGATAAAAACTCAATTAAATTCAGCAAACAACAACATAGGTCAGGTTCAGCGTGGAGTGACACGTATCGAAAACTGGCTTATTGATAACAAAAAGTGAGGACGTATGAGCTTTGAAAATCAACTTAAGGAAGAAATGCGTCTTGTCCTTTTACGGTTACTGAATGAACTACCATCCTATCGTGGTAATAGTTCAACTTTACACAATGGGTTGAATCACTGGGGACTAAGCTTTAGTCGTGACCAAGTTAAAACCGAGCTGTATTGGCTAAAAGATCAAGGATGTATCGAAGTTGAGCTTGATACACCTGATGTTGTAGTCGTCAAACTCGCAACACGTGGACAAGATGCTGCTGAGGGTCGCACTAAAGTGCCAGGCATCAAACGACCATCAGCTTGAGGTGATGCTATGTCTAAGTCATTTATGCATAAGTTGTCAGATGATCAGCGTACATTTGTTGAAAAACTACTCCGAGAAGATCGGCTAACACTGAATGAAATGTTAGATGAAATTCGTGCAGAATTTCCTGTTGATTGCATTCCTAGTCGCTCAGCATTAGGAAGAGAAAAAAAGAACTTTGCTGAAGAAGCTAAACACTTTAGAGAAATTGCAGCTGCTTCTGAAGTTCTAGTTAAAGAGTTCGGCGAAGACCCTGATGACAAAGGCGGGATGTTGTTGGCTCAGGCTGTACAGGCTGTGGTGACTAAGCGTGCATTGTCAGAACTGACCAATGCTGGTGATGATCCTGAGAATCCTCAGATGGATATTAGTGCTGTAGGTGCTTTGGCTCGTGCTGCACGTGCAGCCATTATGACCAAGGAAAAAGCAATGGAGAATCGTGCTGAAGTGCGACGTCTGGCACGTGAGGAATTACTCAAGGAACAGGATGAAAATCTGAAAAAAGAAGCAGCTTCACAAGGTATGAGTGCTGAACAAATTCAATTCTGGCGTGAAAAGGTATTGGGTATTAAATAATGACTACTCTGAAGCCTCGGCAAGATACTGTACGTGTCATTGACTGGGATGAATTGCCTGAACGTGCGCGAAATTTGCCAAATACACTGAATCCCTTTGAACAAGGTGTTTTGATGAAGCACCAAGTCGAGTGGCTGGCAATTAAAACAGATATTAAGGCATGTCCCAAAGGACGACGTACAGGTATCACATTTGCAGAAAGCTTTGACGCTGTTTTGACAGCTGCTGCAAGTAAAGATGCTGGTGGTATGAGTGTTTATTATATCGGTGACACCAAAGAAAAAGGTCTAGAGTTCATTGGTTACTGTGCCAAATTTTCAAGAGTTATTGCTCAAGCTCAAGGACAATCTGTCCAGATCGAAGAGTTTTTATTTGAAGATCAGAATGAAAAAGGTGAAACACGCCAAATCACAGCTTATCGTGTCCGATATGCCAGTGGCTTTCAGATCGTTGCTCTTTCCAGTCGCCCTGAAAACATTCGTGGTTTACAAGGTAAAGTCATTATTGATGAAGCAGCGTTTCATCCCAATGTGCAAGGTGTAATTGAAGCAGCTACAGCACTGCTCATTTGGGGTGGACGTATCTCTGTGATCAGTTCACATAATGGGAAAAATAATCCGTTTAATCAATTTGTCAAAGATATTGAATCTGGTGTATTTGGTGAAGATGCCAAAGTCCATACAGTCACTTTTGATGATGCTGTAGAAAATGGACTTTATGAACGTGTTTGCTTCATGCAAGGTAAAGAAGCGACTCTAGAAGGTAAGCAAAAATGGTATAGCAAAATTCGGAAAGCTTATGGTAGTCGTAAGGCTGCTATGCGTGAAGAATTGGATGCTATACCGCGTGATGGATCATCTGTATGTTTACCTACACTTTGGGTTGAACGTGCAATGGTTGATGTACGAACCATTCTGCGTTTGACTTTGGGTGATGATTTCACAGCACTGACACCTGATGAACGTGATGCATATATTGATGATTGGATTCAACGCTACCTAGAACCTGAACTGCAAAAACTAGATAAACGTAAACAACACTGTGCTGGGCAGGACTATGCACGTCACCGTGACTTTAGCTTTATTCTGCCATTTTATATTGCACAAGACCTACGACGAGTTGCACCATTCGTGATTGAAATGCATAAAGTTCCATCGCGCCTGCAACAAAAAATCCTTTGGTATATGTTGGAGCGGTTGCCACGATTCGGTGGGATCGCGATGGATGCGACTGGTAATGGTGAAACAATCGCAGAGAATACAGCTGAGCGTTTTGGTGAGCACATGGTGCATCAAATCAAGCTAAGTCGGGCATGGTATGGATTGTGGACACCTAAGCTCGTCACCGCTTTTGAAGAAGATATGATTGATTTGCCACGCGATGATAATTTAAAGAATGATTGTTCTGCGATTGAAGAAGTGGATGGCATTCATATGGTTTCAAAAGCGAGAGCAAAAGATTTAAAAGACCCTGAACTATACCGTCATGGTGATGGTGCAGTGGCAATGATTTTAGCTTGGTTTGCGAGTTTGCATTTGGCAAGTGCAATTGAGTTCATGGCACTTCCAACTCACGATGAGATGGAAATGCATCCAGATGATTTTGATTGGGTTAGTGATGTTGGGTGTTTTTGAGCACCATATAAACTTCTGGAACATTTTTTTTAGCGGTTTTTGAGCTGATTTAAGATTGGATTTCATTTTGAATTATTGGAATAAGTCCATGAATTATGATCTTAAATTAGCAGTTCGGTTTGTACTTGGTGCATTTACAGTAAATGACATTGTTGGGAATGCTTTAGATTGGCAATATATAGAGATGGATCCGTAAATTTGAACAACTCCTATAAGTGATATTCTGCTCCTCAAATGATGTTATAAACATCAATATATGGAGTATTTTATGGCACGTAGACCAAGAAGAAATCATTCAAATGATTTTAAAGCTAAGGTAGCACTTGCTGCGATTAAAGCAGAAAAAACACTTGCTGAATTGAGTGCTGAGTTTGATGTTCATCAAAACCAAATTATTGACTGGAAAAATCAATTGATCTCAGCTTCCTCGCAAGCTTTCGATCAATCAAAAGCTCCAACAGAACCACCCATCGATCTAAAAAAACTACATGCAAAAATCGGTGAGCAGGCATTAGAAATTGATTTTTTAGAAGGTGTGTTGAAGAAACTGGGCCGCTTCAACCACAAAAGTTAATCGACGACTCACTTCAGATTTCAGTATCTAAGCAAGCTAAGCTGCTGAAAGTCTCCCGTGGTTGTTATTACTATCGCCCAAAACCTGTGAGTGCATCAGATCTGAAGCTGATGCGATGTATTGATGAATTACATATGCAATATCCTTTTGCAGGCAGTCGTATGATGCGTGATTTGTTGAATCGTCAAGGACATCATATAGGACGACGTCATACACGTACTTTAATGAAGAAAATGGGTATTCAGGCGTTATATTGCAAACCAAATTTAAGCCAGGCTAATCAAGCTCACCGTAAATATCCATATCTGCTCAAAGGGTTGGCTATTCAGCGCAGTAATCAAGTGTGGTCTACGGATATAACGTATATCCCTATGGCAAAAGGCTTTGTTTATTTATGTGCTGTGATTGATTGGCATAGCCGCAAGGTACTTGCGCATAGGGTATCGATTAGTATGGAGGTGGATTTTTGTATTTCGGCTTTAAATGAAGCGATTGAAAAATATGGTCGACCTGAAATATTTAATACAGACCAAGGCAGCCAGTTTACCAGTGATGCATTTATTGATGTATTGAAATCAAATGGCATTCAAATCAGTATGGATGGTAAAGGTCGATGGGTAGATAATGTGATGGTTGAACGATTATGGCGGAGCGTTAAATATGAAGAGGTGTATCTCAAAGCTTATAGCAGTGTCACAGATGCGAAAAAGCAATTAAGTGCATATTTTGAGTTTTATAATTTGAAACGACCTCATTCGAGTCTAGACAAAATGACACCAAATGAGTTTTACTATGATCAGCTACCCCAACAAAACAAGGTGGCTTAACTAGAGCGGAATATCACTTATAAATACGCTTTTAGTTGTTCAAACAAGTGGGACCACCTCTATATTAAGTTCAATTCCCAACGCTTTTGGTTACCAATTTCAGTACAGGATAAAATTGAAAGTGAAGCAATACAATTTTGTATTGATCAAGGTTATTTGACTGAAGATCGGAGACTAACCGCAAAAGGATACCTAGTGATTAGCAAATAAAGATATAAAAGCCTATTCATCTTTGGATGAGTAGGCTTTATGCTTATTATTAATCACTAGCTAATTTTGATTAAATATCAAAGTTTAAGATATCAATCTTCTTCATTAAAATATTTTTTATATTCTTTATTTCTTATGAACTTAAATAACTGAACTTGAGCTTCTTCAGCGGAAAAAAATGTTTTTTTACCCAAATGTACAGACTTGCCTAGTTTTAGAACTTCAACAATAAAACCTCTATCTTTAATGTATTTTATTTTGAAAGTTAATCTCTTATTAATCTGATAACTATATTCCCCATTGTCTAACAGACACCATTTTTTAGTATATCGCTGAAGTGCTTGTAAATATTTTCTATGCTCAGTAGCTTCTTTCGTACCTGTTAAATAATCACAGCACACAGTACCTACAACCAACATTTCTGACCAGTCATTATGAAATAGATGATATTCAAATCTTAGTGAGCTACCACATAATTCACAGGTTCCTGTTAATGCATCCAAGTCACTTGAATGAGATAGATTCCAATCATAATCAGGACGTATTTGCTCATGCTCTCTAGCATGACAACCACGGCATAAAACCTCACAATCTGAGAGGTTATATTCCCAAGGTTTTCTACCTTCAATATAGACTTTATGATGTACCTGAAGGACAACTTCATCACTATTTCTGGAACAATGGTTGCAGTGATGTCCTAATTTATTGAATGCATTTTCTCTAAACTCAAACCATGCATTATTTCTATAATCTTTACTTCCCATGGAATCATTTCCGTCTTATTCGAAAGTAATAAAAATAAATAATTAAAACGAGGTGACATAACTTGTATCAGCAAGTTATGCCTCCGTTGGTAAGTTGACTACCGCAGGCAAAGCCTCGTTACCCTGTACAGAGTAATTCGAGGCTATCAGAAAATGAAAAGCTTTTGCAGTAGGTGAAATGATGAAAACCAAGCCAATTGTTCCTTGGATGGGTGGAAAACGTCGACTGGTGTCGCAACTCACTAAAAAAGTTCCAGAACATGAATGTTATGTAGAATTATTTGCTGGAGGAGCAGCTCTCTTTTTTATGCGAGAACAAGCTTCAAAAGTTGAAGTGATCAATGATTTAAACGGTGAGTTGGTCAACCTATATCGAGTCGTACAGCACCATTTGGAAGAGTTTGTTCGACAGTTTAAGTGGGCATTGGTTAGTCGTCAGATGTTTGAATGGCTTAAAAATGCCAGTACCGATTTGATGACAGATATACAACGTGCAGCGCGGTTTTATTATCTACAACACACTGCTTTCGGTGCGAAGGTCTCAGGTCAAAACTTTGGAACAGCGACTACAGCACGTCCAGTAAACTTATTGCGTATAGAAGAACAGCTGAGTGAAGCTCATTTACGGCTTTCAGGTGTAACAGTTGAACATTTAAGTTGGGATAAATGCTTACTTAAGTATGACCGTCCCCATAGTTTCATGTATGCAGATCCACCATATTGGAAACTCGCTGGCTATGGAGTGGATTTTGGTTTAGATCAATATGAAAAAATGGCAGAGCTGATGAAGACTTGCAAAAGTAAAGTGATGCTCTCGATTAATGATCATCCCGATATGCGAAATACCTTTGATGGTTTGAATATTGATACGGCAAAAATTAAATATACTGTGGGCAATTCTACGGCCAGCCGCAGTGTAAAACAGGAATTAATCATTATGAACTATTGAGCAAGGTGATTTATAGATTTATAAATCTTTATAAATGCGTTTTTAGCGTTTAAAACAAGTTTCTGCATAAATGACCCGTGCAAAAGCTCAAAGCGCTTAAAACGCTTTTTTACGCGCTTTAAAAAATTCTAAAAATAAATGGAAGTCCTTCCGCCTGATTCATTCGTTTTAAAAAGTCTATGGTGATGCAAAATCCACTTTCTATATTTGCATTACCATGGCTAAAAAAGACCGCGCTTCAAAAAAACAAGACCGCACCGCTCTGGAGAAACCGCAGACCGCAGAAGTTGCTTGGTTGGCAAACCAGTGGCAGGAACATCCTGTCGTTGGTATGACGCCTTTGCGCATGCATCGACTGCTGACCGATGCTGAGCAAGGTAACCTGCAAGCGCAAGCTGACCTATTTTGTGATATGGAAGAGCGTGATGGTCATATTTTTTCAGAAATGACCAAGCGCAAGCAAGCCGTGAACGGTCTGCCTTGGGGGGTGAAGCCACCAAAGAATGCCAGTGAGCAGGAAAAGAAAATTGCTGAAGAAGTCTATGAATGGCTGGATGACATTGAAGACTTTGAGATGTTCTTGTTTGAAGCCATGGATGCTGTGGGTCACGGCTACAGTGCACAGGAAATTAAATGGCATAGATTAGGTAATTTGTGGCTGCCTGAAAGTTTTGAGCATTTACAACCTCGATTCATCATGACCCCGTATGAGCAGCCGAATGAACTGCGCCTGAATGATGGCTCGCTAGGTGGTTTGGAGTTTCAGCCATTCGGCTGGTTTATTCACCGTCATAAAGCTAAATCTGGCTATGTCTCACGCTCTGGATTATTCCGAGTGCTCGCATGGCCGTTTCTGTTTAAAAACTATGGTGTGCGCGACATCATGGAATTTTTAGAAACCTATGGTTTACCGTCCAAATTGGGTAAATATCCTGCTGGTGCGACCGCTGAAGAAAAAATGACCTTGATGCGTGCAGTCATGAGCATTGGTCGAAATGCGGGTGGTATCATCCCGCAAGGCATGTCGATTGATTTTAATGATGCTACTGATGGTGACACCAATAACCACATGAACCTAGTGAAATGGTGTGAGCAAACTCAGTCTAAAATCATTGTTGGTGGTACTTTACTATCACAGGCTGATGGCAAAACAAGTACCAATGCGCAAAGTCAGACCCATGAAAACCAGTTTGATGTGATTAATAAATCGGATGCCAAGCAATTGGCTCGCTCAATCAATGATAGCTTGGTGACTGCAATGATGCAGTTGAATTATCCAAATATCACGCCTGACCGTTATCCAAAATTTTGGTTCGATACATCCGATACGGAAGATCTTGAGAGCTTCAGTAAGTCACTGGGTGAAATGGTTGATACAGGCATGAAAATCCCACTCACCTGGGCGCATGAACGCGCAGGTATCCCAATGCCTGCGGATGATCAAGAGGCTGTTTTAGCTCGTGTTCAACCGCAAATGCCGCAATTAGCAATGAATAGCTGGCAACCACACTTAATGAATAATTTGCTGGCAGTAAATTCAGCACAAATCCCGATTGATGAACAAGCGGTACAGCTCCAGCTGCGCGATCAAGCCAAGGGGGCTCAGCAAACTGCGGAACTCTGGATGCAGGATCTAATAACAAAAATCAATGCTGGTCAAGATGAAAGTGAAATCTTAGCTGTTTTGTCTGAGTTGTACCCATCCGATGATGAGCCTGTGCTTCAAGAAAAGTTGACGCAGTTAATTTTTGCAGCGGAAGTATTTGGGCGCTTGAGTGCTCAGGCGGATGCTGGAGATGAGTAAAATCCCGCAGCGCCCAGAACTGAATGCTTTGTTTAACATGCCACCACAGGATGCGATTGATTATTTACAAGCTAAGGGTTTTAAGATTGGTTGGGATTGGCATGAAACATTGAATGAAGCGCACAGCCGTGCATTTACAGTTGCCAAGGTGGCTCGTATTGATTTGCTTCAAGATATTAAAAAATCTCTCGTTGAAGCGATGCAGCAAGGTCAAAGCCTTGAGCAATGGAAAGCCAATATCACCCCCACACTTCAAAAAGCTGGCTGGTGGGGAAAGCAAACGGTGATTAACCCTGTGGGGATGGAACAGACGGTTCAACTGGGTAGCCCTCGACGCCTTAAAACCATCTTTGACACCAATATGCACAAAAGCCTTGCCGCTGGGCGATATAAAGCAATGATGGCAACCGTCGAGACTCGTCCAATTTGGGTATGGGTGCATATCTCAATTTCCAATCCCCGCAAAATTCATTTAGCCCGCAATGGTGAAGCACGTCGTTATGATGATCCTTTTTGGTTGTATGCCTATCCACCCACCGAATGGGGGTGTAAATGCAAAGTGATTGCAAAGCGTGAGAGTGATATTGAGGATCAAAACTTAAACTTAATTCAGACCCAGCCTGAAGATATTGAGCATCATCAAGTCATTATTGGGAAAAATAGTTTTACAGGTCAGGATGTTGTTTCTACGCAAACCCGCATTCGCATTAAGCAGCAAGATGGTTCTGAGTCTTTCTTCAGTCCAGCACTGGGTTTTAATAGTCATCCCGCATCAAGCTACCTGCTCGATGCAGAATTGAGTAAGCGTGCTGTGGATTTGGTGGGTGTAGATAAAGGAACTCAGCAAATTCAGCAGATGTTGTTGTCTCGACCACGCCTAAAGGCGCATGAAGCGTTTATTAAAAATTCACTGAGTGATACACCGATCCAGAATAAAACCAGCACGGTTGCTGTAATGCATGCGACTGATATTCAGTTTATGGCTGCTCAAAAGCAAGCTTTTGAAAATCCAATCATTACCCTTGGCGATCAGCTATTTTTAGATAAGAGATCAGTTTTAGCTGATGCTGAATGGGTGGATTTACCACACATCATTGCTCAATCATGGCGTGTGCTATGGGATCGGGAAAACAACCAATTGCTATATTGGTTGCCAACTGTTGAGTCATACAGTGCAAATCAAGTGGTTCAGGTTGCAGTGCAATCTAAAAACGGTGTGATGCAAATCGTGAATGTTGCTGTTGTTGAGCGCAGCGCTGCGGTGGATCAACTTAATACCAATACGTATGTCGCTATTCGGTAGGTGAATCATGAGTTTTATTGAGATTCAAAGCCCTGAGCTAATCGCAAAGTTAAATCAAGTTGCTGAGGCGATGCAGGATACTTCACCACTGACTGCGGCTATTGCAGGCAGTTTTGTGGCGGTGGTCGATGACAACTTTGCAGCTCAAGGTCGGCCCACTTGGGCTGGGCGCAAAGCATCCACCATCAAGAGCTATCAGCGTAGAGGCTTGTCTTATGGTGGTGTGCTGCAATTGTCAGGTGCTTTACGTTCACGCATCACATCCAGTTCGGATCGGGATAGCGCCAGCATTGGTAGTAATATGCCTTATGCAGCGATTCAGCATTTTGGTGGTATGACGGGTAAAAACCATAAAGTTAAAATAGAAAGCCGCTTATATATGCCGATGGATGCCAATGGATTTTTACAGCCTGAAGCTGAAAATGAAATTTTCAAAGATGTCGATTTCTATTGGAAAAAATTCTTCTAATTTCCTAAAAATAATCGGAAGTCCTTCCGTCTGATCTTTTTATGCAGTTAGTTTTAATCTGACTGCATGAAAACGACCTTATTAGCAGCCGCGTGCTCATTTGCCCTTGAGGCAGCCACACCTGATTACCTTGTGCTTATTCCTGAAGGAATATTTAAAGGTATAGATGGACGTCCATTTGATGCTCCGCACTGGAATTTAACACCAGAACGCGGCAAGCAAATTGTTGCCGCTTTAAACCAGCGCAGCATTGATATGGTTATGGACTATGAACACGCGACACTAGAAGCTCAAAAGACTGGTGAACCCGCACCAGCATCCGGTTGGCTGAAAGCTGGCGGTTTTCAATATATCGAAGGAGTTGGTATATGTAGCGCAAAATTTACATGGACTGATAAAGCAGCTGGATTCATCGGTTCTGAAGAATATAAATATCTATCCCCAGTATTTCTCTATAGCAAAGCCGGTGATGTTCAGCATCTTCTGCATGTAGCGCTCACCAATACCCCCAATTTAGATCAATTGCCCGAAGCTCGTTTGGCTGCCGCGGCACAGGATTTTTTTGCCCAAAATTCACAACAACAGGATTCAGAAATGAATGAAGAGTTATTAGAGCGCTTGCGCTGGATGTTGAATCTGCCTATTTCAGCAACAGCTGAAGACATTATTGCGGAACTGAATAAGCTGACTGCGCAGATTCAAGAAGCAACAGGCACGACTGTCGCAGCCAATGGTCACAACCTATTTGATGCAGTCGCAGCAGCTGGTCAATGGAAAGTTGCGGCGAACAGCCAAGCCACTGTAGATCCAACTCAATATGTGCCAATGGCGGTATATCAAGAAGCAGTTCAAAAAGCAGGTAATGCGGATGCTGTGGCTAAAACTAAAGAAATGAATGACCTGATTACAGCCGCTTGCAGTGATGGTCGTTTGACGGGTGAAGCAACCATCAACTGGTACAAAGATCAGGCAAAGACCAACCCTGATTTTGTGAAAGCGCAGATTGAAAGTTTGCCAAAAATTGCCGCGCTGACTCAGCAGCAAACCAGTCAGGTCAACTTGGCTGCGAATCACCAGCAAACACCGCCACCCGTAGATGATGTTCAGGCATCAATCGACGCTCAATTTGGGTTTTAAGGACAATTTACTATGGCTAAAACAGAACAAGCGATCGTCACAGAAATTCGTTGCGGGTCTTTAATACCTGTGCCTTTGGCAGCTTTAGCACTGGTACTTCAGGGTACTTTTGCCGTTGTAGATGCAAATGGCTTTGCTGTGGCATCCGCAGACGTTGGTGGTGCAGATCAAAGCTGTATCGGTATTTGGGATCATTCTGCTGAAAACTCTGGTGTAGATGGTGAAGTAGTGGCATGTGTACGCCGCAAGCAGCAGTTTTTGGTGAGCAACTCGACTGCTGATCCTGTCACACAAGCTGATCTTGGGGCTGTGGTTTATGTAGAAGACAATCAAACCATTGCTAAAACAGATGGAACTGGCACGCGCTCTGTAGCGGGTTATTTTATGGGATTTGACTTAGAAAACCCTGCTTATGTATGGGTGGAGATTGAATAATGATTTTTAATGAAAAAAATGCACAGCATGTGGTGAATACCCTTGCGACCAGTATTAAAAAAGTCTTTGACGGTGCATTTGAAGCGGCGCCTAGTCAGTGGGCGGATGTGGCAATGGAAGTGCCAAGTAATGGTGCATCCAATACTTATGCGTGGATTGAAAAGTTCCCCAAGCTGCGTAAGTGGTTGGGTGACAAAGTCGTCAATCAGCTTAAAGGCCATGCCTACACCATTGTGAATGATGACTTTGAAGCTACTGTTGAAATTGACCGCAACGATATTGAAGATGACAACTTAGGTATCTATAAACCTCAAGCGCAAATGGCGGGTGAATCATCCAAGCAATGGGCGGATGATTTGGTTTTTGCTGCGCTGACAGGTGGTTTTGATGAAGTCTGCTATGACGGCAAGACCTTCTACGCCACGAACCATGAAGTGGGTGAAGGTAAATCAAAAAAACTGGTTTCCAACCGTTTAAGCACACCTTTAAAAATTGATACCTTGGCTGAAGCTAAAGCCAGCTATGGTACAGCTCGCACCATGCTGCGAAGTGTGAAAGACAATGAAGGTCGCCCACTGAATTTGACCCCAAGTGTACTGGTTGTTCCTTTTGCATTGGAAGATACCGCTAATGCGTTGATGACCGTGGATCGTTTGGAAGATGGCAAGCCAAATCCATACAAAGGCACTGCCAAAGTGCTGGCTGTAGGATGGCTTAAAACAGACACGGAGTGGCATTTACTGGATGCAAGTAAAGCTGTCAAACCAATCATCTTCCAGCCACGTAAAAAACCTGTTTTTGTACAGCAGACCGATACTTCAAGCGATGCTGTGTTTATGCGCAAGAAGTTTAAGTTTGGTGCTGAAGCACGTGGCGCGGCTGGCTTCGGCTTGTGGCAAATGGCTGTGGGTTCAACGGGAGCATAAGCCATGTACGCAACGGTAAAGGCAATGAAACTCAAATTTGGTGAACGTGAGCTGATTCAGCTCACTGAAACCGAACCGCCTTATTTGGGTGAAATCAACATGGATAAGCTAAATTCAGCCATGAATGAAGCAAACAGTGAAATTGACGCCTATGTGGGAAGTCGCTATCCACTGCCGTTGCAGGTTATCCCTCCATTTCTGATTGAGATTGGTTGTAACTTAGCGCGTTATTACGCTGTTACAGGTGATCTTTCTGAAAATGATTCGATTAAAAACCGTTATGAATCATCCATTAAAACCCTAACCAAGATTTCCAAAGGAGAGCTCACCTTGGGTGGTTCTCCAGCTGGAGAATCAAAGCCAGTGCAAACATCCTCCAACAATGTGGTCTTTGCTGTAGGGCGTCGTGATTTTGGTAATGGGGGTTGGTGATGCTGAATTTATCTATCATTGAGCAAGCCATCAAGGATGAGATGGCGCAGCAAATTCAGGACAAGAAATGGCCTTGGATTCGTGAAATCAAAACTTATGGCGGCGAGTTTGATGATGATATTTCCGCGATTATTAAAACCTTTCCTGCGATTTGGGTGGCGTTTGATGGTAGTAAAACCCCAGAAAAAACCAGTGCCAACAAAACCAAGATGCCAGTGACCTTTGTTGTTTTGGTTGGTAATCGTTCTGTACGTAATGAAGAGTCACAACGACATGGTGCAGGTGCAGATATTGGCACATTTCAGATGCTACACAATGTACAGCAATTACTGACAGGCAATGACCTATCAAGCCAAGAGCTTAAAGATTTAGCACCTTTGGAGCTGGGTCGAGTTAAAACTATTTTTAATACGTCCACCCGCAGCCAATCTTTAAGTGTGCTGGCGCAAGAATTTACCACCTCATACACCATTACTGCTTCAGACCGCGTTCGCGAAGAGGCTGCTGAAGAAGCATGGCTGGAAAAAATCAACATTAATTACCATTTTGACCCGAAAGAATTTGGATTATTTGAATCTGATCTGGTCGAGCTGAAGGAATAATTTTTATGTCTATTCAAGCAGGCATTCGTACCCCTGGTATGTATACCAATGTCAATATTAATACTCAGCGTACTGGCTTACCTGCAAATACGCATAAAGTATTGTTTATTACAGCAGATACCAAAGTTATGGATCAGCCCGTAGCAATTTATGATGTGCCAGACGCAGATACTAAAATTGGTGCGGACAGCATTGTTGGTCGTATGATTAAGGCGGCTGTTAAGACCAACCGTCTGGTTGATGTTCAGGCCATCACTTTGGTAACGAACCACACTAACCCTCAAGCACCAGTAGTTGATGTGGATGAAACCACAGAAATTATTGCCCCGCTAGGTCATACGATTTTGGCGTTAGATAAAGCGCCCTCTGTGGGTGATGATACAGAGGCTTGGGTGGATCACTTGAATTTTGTCAGTGATGCTATTGAGCAACGCCCAGCAATTTTGGTTGTACCATTTTCTGATATTGAATCAGCAACACTATTTGCAGCCCAAGCACCCGTTGAAACATGCTATCGCATTGTCGCAGTATGCTATCACGGTGCAACAGGTCAAGAAGCAGAGATTGGTGCAGCAATGGCAGCCGCTTTAGCTGACTCAAATGACCCTGCATTGCCGTTTAATGGGGTAAATCTCGAAGGTGTTGGGGCTGTGGAAGATAAATACAAGCTGACTTTTGAGCGTCAAGAACGCGCTTTGAAAGCAGGTGTTTGTGTTATTGCAACTGGTGCGGATGGTACACCCGAAATTGTGCGTGCAATTTCCACTTTCCGTAAAAATCCAGGTTCAGGTGTGGCCGATGATATTATGCTGGATATCAATGGTGCCTTGGTGATTGACTACACTCGCCTTGTGATGCGTACAGCGGCATCCAAAGAACGTCGTCGTAAAAATACTGGGCCTGCACGTCGTAATTTGCGTTCAGTGTTTATGGCAGAGGCAATCAAGCTTGAAAAAGCAGAAATTCTTGAAAATGTGACAACTACAGCCGATCAGCTCACCGTAACGCAAGATGGTAATGATAAAACCCGTGCCAATGCAGAGATTCCAAGCCATTGGGTGCGTGGTATGCATGTGATTGCAACGACATTGAATGTGTATTGATTTTAATTGCTAGCGTCATCACCCTAAAGAGACTGCATCCGCAGTCTTTTTTTAATTTAAATGGAAGTCCTTCCGTCTGATATCCAACCACAAATTGAGAAAAAATAAGCCAACATTAAATTGAGACTACACAAATGTCTGAAGAAGCAGTTGGCTTTATTATTTTAGGTGTCAACGGTGATGAATATGACTGTGCATCATTTAGCGCCACAAAAACCACAGGCAATCGTCCAATCGCAACGATGAACCGAACCCGTGAAGTGAAGTTCAAATCAAAAGGGCTTCGTACTTACGCACTCACTGTTGCTGTGGTGATTCCTGATGGTAAGGATCAAATTAATTGGCTTGAAGTTGAGGATGCTCGCCTTAGTATTGAATCTGAGTCAGGTGATTTTCGTGAAACTTATGTTGATTTCAACGTACAAACCATTAGTGACTCTTACGATGTTGCAGGTGAAACTCGCCGAAATCTCGAAGGCTTTGCATTGAGCTATATCCAAGAAAACCTATAACCCATAAGGAAAAACAATATGTTTCAAGTTGAAGGCACACTGCCTGTTGCACTAAAAGCACTCGATGGTCAGACTGAGATTTCAAGCAAAAAAATTGTCATGCGCCAAATGACGGCTATTGAATATATGCAGTCACAATCAGGCATTGAAGGTCAATATATCGCAATTGCAGACCTTGCTGCCATGACCAAGCTAGTGGGTGAAGATGGTAAAGAACATGAAATTACTTATGACATGTTAGGTCACTCCTCTAAGTCCAACCTTGAATACCTCAATAAAAAGTTGAAAGAACTTGAGGCAAAGGAAGAAGCCGAAGAGTAACGGAAGGAGCGCGGCTAATCCGCGCTCTTCTTGCTATAGGTATTCCATACTCTGAAGCTATAAAGCTTCCGACCGATGTGGCAATCGCCATGCTCGTAGATGAGCGGCCAAACAATACTCGTCCTAAAAACCCGAAAAAACAGCAAAGCCCAAAAACTGAAACATCAACCACAACCACCAAGGTTGCAACGAAGCGTAGACACTCCCAACCAAAGGCATAAGTGATGAGCAAGAACTCTGTAGTCTCCTTAACCCTTCAAGTCAAAGGACAGCAAGCCAGTCAAGAGCTGAAGCGGATTACCACAGAGCAAGTCACCGCCATTCAAAAAATTAATACTGAACAACAAAAGCTTGTGCCTATTCAAGTAGGTCAGATTAATAATGCCAAAAAAATATCAGATGAACTTCGCAAACAAGGTCAAGCATTTACAACACAAAAACGTGAAGCACTAGCCTTAGATACTGCAAGAAAGTTAGGGATTAGAACTGAGCAGCAGATTAATGCTGAGATTAAAAAGACGCGGGACACTTACGCGCAATTCAGTATTCTACAACGCCAAGGCTTAGTTACAACCAAAGATATGGAGCGTGCATACGCCTCCATGAAATCACGAGTAGCAGCCCTCAATACTGAGCTAGGTAAAACGGTATCGACTGAAAAACAAATTCAGCAAATTCAAAAGACTGGTGGCTCTAGTGGAATGAGTACCTTGCAGCGTGGCGGTGCAGTCGCTGGCGCTGTTGTTGGTGCTGGTTATGTGATGCAGAGGCCAGTTCGCGATGCAATACAATATGAAAAAGATTTAGCTCAATTATCAATTAATGCGTATGACAATCCAGACGATCGAAAGACTGGACAAAACACACTACGCTCAATGATTTCAAGTACTGCAAAGCAATATGGTCAAACAACTGATGATGTTTTAACGGGTTTAAACAGCTTAATGGCATCAGGTAAATATAAAGGTCAAACCGATGCTCAAACTGAAAAAAACTTAGAAAATGCCCTTAGAGCAGCAGCTGAAGCAGCTCAAGCATCTGGAGGTGATATTCTAGATTTTGCTCAGTTATCAATTGCTGCTAAGTCAAAAAATATAAGTGAACGGGAGTATATGGGATATGCCGTTCAAGCTGGTAAAGAAGGGAATTTTGAGACACGAGATTTAGCCAAACATCTTTCAACTCAATCAGGTATGTTACCGTCTGATCCAGCAAATCGGCAGCGTCAAGCATCACAATTGATGGCACTAAACCAAGTTGCTATGTCTACAGCAGGAACAGCTGATCAAGCTGGTAATAACGTAACTAACCTATTGTCAAAAATGGGGGCTGAGAGTACCAAAAAGACATTTAAAAAGGATTATGGTATTGATCTGGATGAGAGATATTTGGAGGGTGCTAAAACAGGGAAAACCCGTTTTGATGTATTTGGTGAAGCCTTAAATGAAGCTATGCAAAAAGATATTCGCTATAAGAAAGTAATATCAGATTTAAAAAAAACCAATAATTCAGGCGAGCGGGAGCAAATTTTACTTAGTCAGCAAGGAATTTTAGAACAGTCTGCACTCTCTAATATTTTGCCAGATATGCAGGCTCTAGCAGCTGGCGTGGCTTTTGCGACGCAATTGGAAGAGTTTAGTCGCATCACTACCGCCAATCAAGAAAAAGGCTTGCAATCATTGACTGAGGATGCGGGCACAATGCGGGATACCGCTGGCTATGGTGTAAACCAACTTGCTGTAACAAAAAAGAATTCTGAATTTGAGGCTATGGGGGGATTTAATGATGCACTTGGTGATGCATCATTAAAGCTGTCAGAGTATGCTGATGAGTATCCAAAAATAGCTAAAGCAGTCGCAGGTGCAACAGTTGCAATAAGTGCTTTAGCTGTAGTCGCTGGTGGGGCCGCTTTAGGAGGAGCATTAGGTGGAGGTAAAGGTGGGTTGTTGGGTAAAGTTGGTGGAGCTGTTGCTGGCGTTTCGGGTGCGGCTGGAGGTGCGGCAGGTATTGCTCGTGTCGGTGGGCAGTTTGCTGTTGCTGGTGCGGCTGGTTACGGCATAGGCACTGGTGTTCGGAATATGTATATGAATACTGAAGCTGGGCAAGATTTTGATGATAAGTTGGGTAGTGGTATCGCTCATGTTTTGGCTGCTTTTGGTAATGATGAGGCTAAGGCTGCTATTGAGGCTCAAGCTAAGTATGATCAAATGCTTGCGCAACAAGAGCAAGGTAACAAGTTAAGTGCGGATATGATTAATAAATTAAACTCATTAATTGCGGTTACCAGCCAAAACAAACCTCTCCCTTTCCCTGCTATGAGTGGCGGAGGATTATTAGGAGATATTTCAAAAAATGCTGCTACTGAAGAGAAAAGACATGGCGCAGCTTTGCTGATGTATAAACCAAATTAAAAGGAAGTCTTTCCGTCTGATATAAATACGATGAATTTTGAATAATGACCTCCTCTAATGGAGGTTTTTTCTTATGAGCTGGGCTGAAGAACTACAAGATGCAAGTTTTCGCGGTGTGCAATTCGAATGTACATCAACAGCTGATGCTGTATCTAAATCACTCAGTATTAAACAAGCTCCATATTCGAATGATGCAAGCATTGAAGACATGGGAAATAATCCTCGCGATATTTCAATCAATGCGGTTTATTCAGGTGAAGACTATAAAACGTGGTTAGATGCACTTGAAGCGGCTTTATTAGAGACTGGACCAGGTGAATTAATCCACCCGATCTATGGTATTCAGCAAGTTAATGTTGTGAATTACAACGTTGATCATAATGCTGAAAACTTTGACTCGTGTACCATTCAAATTAAATTTATCCAAGCCAAAGATAAACAACGTGAACTTTTTATCCCGATCCAAGTTCAAGAAACAATTGCCACTGAAGATATTATTGAAGTTCCAGCTTCTGCTTTAGAAAAGGCATTAAAAAAATTAGAACAACTTGATCAGAATGAATTTTTTACCTTTGTTAATAATATCCGCACTGGGGTTAATAAATTCCGTGAAGGCTTAGGTTTAATCCGTAGCACTATTGATAATGTACTTTCACCAGCCAACTTTATTGTTGAATTGGTTGATGATGTGTCTCAATTAGTCACTTTCGATACCAGTATTTCAGCAATATCAAAATGGCGTGATTTAGCAAACCGCATTCAACGCTTTGAAAAGCTTTTCACCAGTGATAATTCTTCAAGTAGTTCAAATACAGCTCAAGCTCAACAGGCTTTAGAACAGCTTTGGCGTGCAACCCAAGTCGCTTCTACGATAACTCTAACGCAAAAGATTGTTGCAAGCGTTAGAAGTGATATGGCTGTTAATAAAGAGATTAATCTAACGCCAATTGATCTTGCTGTGATTCGTCAACAAAACCGTATTGTGATTCAAAATTCAATCAATGCTGAGCGCTCAATTACAACTTCAGCAAACAGTGTTACACAGATTTCAGTCTATAAAACTGTTGCAGATCAAGTGCATTTACAGATTCAAGAACTTATTGAAACACGTCCACCGATTTCAACAACAACGATTATTGTGCCTTGCACCCTGCATTGGTTAGCACATCAGCTCTATGGTGATTTTAGCCGTGCCAATGAAATCCAACGTCTCAACCCAACTTTAGAAAATCCAGCATTGCTTTTACCTGGCATGGAGTTAACGATCTATGCCCAATAATCATTTAAACAATTTAAAAGATAACCAAGGCAATGAAATCCGTTTAGAAATTGGCGGATATTCAATCTCCAGTTGGGACAATATATCAATTGATAGTCAGATTGATACGCCTGCCGAAAATTGGAGTTTTACACTTTTTCAGCAAGAAAGCTTGACACTACCTAAAGACATCGCTGGCGCAAAAAACATCAAAGTTTATTACAACAATGAACTGGTTTTAACATCTATTGCAGATCGCGTGACAGAAGCTGTGAGTCGAGATGGTTATGGTTTGCAGATTGCAGGTCGTGACTTGGTTGGACAGCTTATTGATTGTTCAGTACCCATTTTTAATGGTCGTCAGATCACACTTGAAGAATTAATTAATAAATTTGTTCGGGATGGTGACTTTAAATCAGTCATTCATGGTGTGAAGGTTCAAGATAACGCATGGCTGAAGAATAAAATTTCAATAGAGCCTGGTGAATCACTTTGGGATTCTATAGCTAAGGCAGCTCAGGTTACAGGACAACATGTTTGGTTAGAGCCAAACGGCACGTTGGTTGTTGGCGATCCTTTTGCAAATCCCTACCAAGTACAGACGTCAATACGTTTAATTAAGCCGTTAGATAACACAAATAATTTACTCGATTTGGAGTATGACAATGACGTTTCAGGTGTCTTCAGTGAAATTAAAGTCTTAAGCCAAGATGGAAAAGGCAATCATATTTTGGCTGAGTCAAAAACAAAAACGCAGTACGCATTTAATCGTCTCAAGATTGTGACTCTGGGTGATGTTGAAACCAAAGCTGAAGCTGAAGCAGCACTTGCAAAAATAAAAAAAGACAATGATTTGGAAGCCTATAGCCTTTCAACCACTTTTGATGGTTGGACTGTAGATGGAAAGATTTGGACACCATCCTGGCATGTCAATGTTGAAACCAATGTGATTTCTAACGCTACAGCAAAATGGGCAGTTTATGGTCGAACACTTCTACTTTCTCGTCAGCAAGGGAAAACCACTAAATTACGCCTGAAACGCCAAGGTGACTGGGCGCAACCCTTAATTCATAAGGAGAAGCGCAAATGATCAAGGCGATGCAAACTCAAATCAATAAAGGTTTAAATCAAGTCCGCCAAGCATTTTTGGGAATTGTGGCTCGTAGTGGCTCTAAAACCCTTCAGCTAACGGGTCTTACAGATGAAACGCTTCAAGATATAGAACTTTATCAGCATGTTGGATTCAATTCGCATATTCCAAAAGACGCACGTGTAGTGGTTATTCCACTGAATGGAAAGACGTCCAAATCAATCGTGGTTGCCACTACAGGCGCACCAGTCGTTGTTAATGTATCTGAAGGTGAAACCTGTATTTACGACCAATTCGGACATCAAGTGTTGCTGCATAAAGATGGCATAAAAATGGTTGGGAATGTCGAAATTGTCGAAGGCGGTCTAACTGTTGAAAAAGACATTAAATCTAAAGCTGATATCTCAGATAAAACAAGTTCAATGGCGCAGATGCGCGTCATTTATAACGGGCATGTGCATGGCAATAGTCCGCAAACTGGATCAAAAATGGAGTAATTCATGGGAATCATTAATTTAGAAAATAAAGATTATGTATTACTCAGTCTTGATGCTGCATTTGGTCAAGATGATGTGCAATGTGTTTGCCAGCGATTGAATATTCATCGTGGCAAAGATTGGGCAAATCCTAAGCTTGGTAGTCGCTTGTACTCGTTGAAACGTGCAAAAGATTTAAAACGTAATGTTTTATTGGCAAAGCAATATGCTGAAGAAGCACTTTTAGATTTAGTACCAGGGCGATTTCAATCCATTGTTGTAAATGCGAATCAACGTGAAAATAGTCGAGTGAATTTAATGATTGATTTAGTCCCGTTGACTGGTCAAAAGCAGACTATTCAGTACTTTGTCCCAGTGGGAGGTTAATATGTTTTCAGTTCCTACTTTCCAAAAATTGCATTTAGTCATTGTTCAAGAAATTCGCAACAAAACAGGCTTAACGATTTCAGCTGATTCAGATGCTTCTATTCGAGCTGATGGTACAGCTGCGGTTGTGGAAGGTTTATATCAACACCAAAACTATATACAGCGTCAGTTGTTCATTCAAACAGCGGATGAGCCTTATCTGTATATTCATGCTGAAGAACTTGGACTTCCACGACTTGGCGGTACACGTGCTTCAGGTACGATTCAAGCAACATCAAATATTGATTTAACTGTACTTGCTGGAACGAAAGTCACTGATGGCAAAGGTCATTACTGGAGTGTTGTTGCTGATACTCAGTTAAAAGCGAATGTTGCTACTGTGCTTAGCGTAAATGCAGATCAAGTTGGCGCTTCGTGGAATTTCTCAGGTTCGACATTATTGTTTGTAAGCCCGATTGCAGGCTTGGCTGGTATAGCAACTGTTATTTCCATTTCAGGTGGCTCAGATCAAGAAGAACTTGAAGACTGGCGCGCACGTCTGCTTGAGCGAAAACAGCTCGGTAAAGATCGTGATAGAAACACAGATTTAATCTCAAAACTCAAAGAAATCACGGGGATTAAGCACGTTTATATTTATCCTAAGCGTCGCGGGCTTGGCTCGTTAGATGCTGCAATCACAGCTGTTGGTAGTCCACCTACTTTGCCAACACAAGCTTTGATTAAAACTGCCCAAGACTTTTTAGACGCTGAAGAAGCATTTTGGGGTGATCTACGTATTTATGCACCTACTGAGCAGTTTTTAAATGTCTCGGCTGAGGTATCGGGAAGCAGTTCTGATCTCAGTAGTGTTGAAACCACGATTCGTGATTATTTTGCAGAACTCGCACCCGCTGAAGAGTATCAATCTGCTGTCCTCACTGCTCGTATCATGGCTTTGCAATATGTGACTGACGTTAAATTAACACCCAGTTCTAACGTTGTTCCGATTGTTAATTGGATGTATACAAACTGGATTCGCCTTGGTTCTTTAGCAGTGAGTCAGGCATGATGACATTAGAGCAAGTTACTGAATTATATGCGTCTGTATTGCGTCAATTGCTTCCTGAAGGAGGTTATGACAAATCACCAAATACGGTCATTGCTAAAGACATTTATGCACATGCAAAGCTCTTAGCTCAAGCTGACTTAGATGCACATCGCTTACTTAAAGTGATTGATTCTATTCCTGAAGAGTTAATTGATGAGTTTGAATATGAATATGGTTTACCACTGAAATGTTCAACCAATGTTTCACGGACTTTTGCTGAACGTGTTGAGATTTTAAAGTGGGTTCGAAATAACCAAAATGTTTATAACAAGAAGTATTTGACTCAACTCTTTGCAATCTTTGGTGTTGTGTTAGTTGATGTTATTAAGTTCAAGCCGATTCAATGCACAGCTCCATGCAACGCACCTGTGAATACAGAGCAGTTGCGTTACAAAGTACGTTTGCATCTGCTATACCCTGTAAATGCTGACATTGAATGTATTATTGAAAACTATTTGCCCGCTTATTTGCGTGTTGACTGGATGATTGATATGCCTTGGGGTGAATGGGTCGTCAATTGTTCAAACATTACTGTAAATAGGGGCATCGCCCACTACACAGCATCTAAAAACAATCAAGTTGATTACTATGATAGCTTTGCTGATTTAGATTTAACTGAAGCAATCGTTAGAGCTTTACATGATGTTGATATGCAGAAATGGCAAGCTGTGATTGATGCAGCTAATGAGTTAACTGGTGTAACAGATTGGATGTGGGATGTAACTAATAATGGAATCACGTATATAAAAACTGCTGACCCGAACGACCCTCAAGATGATTCCTATGGGAAATATATGTATTCCATGGGATTTGGTAGATTCTATAGCCCTAATGAGGCTTGTCGTTCATTTACGAATGCTTGGAGTACTAGCGGTATAACATTTGTTTCAGCTAACGATACAACATGTACCACTAACCAGAGCGGCACAATATATTCATATAATTGGGTGGAGAGGGTTACAAATCTAGATTATGTCACGCCATCTGAGAGCTATAATAAGAAATCTATATCTTTCGATGCTGTTGCCCAAAAAATCATTTCAAACTCTCAATCTTCAAATCAAGCAATCTCATTACTCGCTGAAGCTTTTTTAGAAACAGTTGCAAAATCAATTTGCAATTCAGACAACACTAAACAGTTTGTAAAACTGATCGATCTCATCTCTCAATTTGAACAAAACAAAGTTTTAAGAAAAAATAGGAACTATCGTCATGCAAAGAATTGATAGCGTTAACGCACGCGCAAATCAAAACGGACAAGGTAAGAATGGCTTTCATGATAATGCTGATTTGTCGGGGCAAGATGCAACGTATCTAACGCCACCTTTTATGAATGCTCTACAAGAAGAGTTAGCAAATGCAATAGAAGGATTTTCAAAATCACTTGATCCTACTGATAACACTCAATTACTTGCTGTTTTGAAACAGATTGGTCAACAAGCAAGTAATGCATCAGATGATCTTAAACAACGAGTCATTCAGCTTGAAAGTTTTGTTGAGAACTCAGTTGATTACTTTTATCCAGTCGGAACAATCGTTGATTTCGGTATCCAAAATATTAACCCAAATGTACGCTTTGTAGGTACGACATGGATACGACACGGTGAGGGTCGGGTCAGTGTTGGTCTAATAGTTGATAGTGATCCAACAGCACCAAGTTGGACTAAAAATGTCAATGGTTTCGGTGGCGCATTTAACCAAAGTTTAGAAGTTGAAAACCTGCCTCCCCATAAACACAGTAAAACGGAAAAATTTAATAAATTTGCTGCGTTAGCTCAGGATGTGAGGTCTACTGTATATGATAAAAATGAGGAATATGGTGGATTAACTTCATCTGAAAATGATAACTCAAAAATTGAGATGGAGATGGCTGTGTCAAGTTTAACAGCGAAAGCTTGGGAAGACGCAATAGAACAAAGTGTAGGTGAAGGTGAAATGTTTAGTATTGTTCAGCCATCCATTGTCGTTAACCGTTGGGTTCGAATTGCTTAATTCATTCGTTATTCTGTACATTGATTTTAGTGCAGAACAAAGTGTAAATATAAATCATGCGTAAAGTGAAAAGATATTGCATTGTAAGTTGACAAAAATAACTAATGATGCGAAAAGGTTTTTTTAGTTAACAGATGTTCACACATGCCTAGAATTGTTTCTGTACCACTTAGTTTAGAACAGCGAGAACGACTCATTTTTCTGGTCAAGCATGCAAAACATTGGCGTGAAAGGCAACGTGCCCAAACTATTCTCTGGCTTTCCGAAGGTAAAAGTGTTGCGGAAGTTGCCACTCTACAAGAACGTATCCCAGAAACCATAAGGCTACAACGCCGACGTTGGGAATTGTATGAGTTTGAATCGATTAAAGAAGGTCATCGCTCAGGTCGACCCAATACATTGATCTCAGACTATCAGGCGAAAATCCTAGATTGGGTCAATACAAGTCCACTCAATGCAGAACAAATCCGAGTCAAACTACATGAAGAATACGAAGTGTCCGTGTCTGTTGAAACCATTCGTAAGTTTTTACGTGATTCAGGTATGGTCTTCAAGCGTACCCGTCATAGCTTGAAAAAAAAGAGATCCGATTGCATTTGAACAAGCAACACAGCAGATTGAAGAATTACGAGAGCAAGCGGCACGTGGTGAAATTATATTAGGTTATGTTGATGAAACAGGATTTTCATCTACACCTGATAACCGCTATGCGTGGACAAAGATAGGTGATGTTCATGCGGTTGATGCAATAAGATTAAAACGAGTTAATGTCATGGGGTGTTTGCTTTCAACGGGGAAACTGGTGACTAGTTGTTTACAAGAGTCAGTGACAAGCACTTGGTTTTATGCCTATTTAACTGGAATAGCTCAACAAGTAAAACAGACGTATAACCTTCCATTGGTTCTTATTGTTGATAATGCCTCGATTCATAGAAGTAAAAAGATGGCTGATTACAGAGAGCTACTTAAAACTAACTTTTCGACGAATCTGTATTTTATTCCAGCTTATAGCCCTGAGTTAAATCGAATCGAGATGGTATGGAAGCAGATGAAATATTATTGGCGAGATTTTCAAGTCATGACAGCTGACAAAATAGAGCAATGGGTGGAGAAAGTATCAAACCAATTCGGAAAAGAATACATGTTTACTTTTTAATGACAACTTATGAAATGAAAAATTAATGCAGTTATCTCAAAAAAATGCTCGATTTATCTCGGCGCGCATCAGCTGACCGAGTAAGGCAGAAATATAGATTATTAATTAATAACCCGTTAGTAAAAATGGAATGTAAATTATGATTCAATTACTTTTATTATTAGTTTTCGCATTATTATGCTCATATTTAGTTCTAGTAGTTATTTTAAAATTTAAAATTAAACCATTTGTATTCTTATTAATTGGTTTATGTTTATATTGTTTAGGATTAATTTTTTACATTTATATGGGTACAAGAGTACCGGATGGAGCGATAACAGTTACTCCAGAAGAGGTTGCGAATCCTCGTTAATTGTATGATTAAAAAAATATGAGTCTGTGTATTTAATTGCTACACTTTAAGTAAAAAATATAAACATATGGGTTTTATCAAATTGATTAAAAAACCAGACTACTAACGATTCCAAAATGAACCATATTTAGTTTATAAAGACCCTGAGTGGAAAACTGAATTAAGGAAGAACAAAGCTGAGTTAGAACACATTGCATTTTATAATTGTGACCAAGTCGGTACGCCACAAACTCTGAGTAATGAGTTAGGTGAATGTGTTTGGGAAATCAAGCAAGATACGTGGGGTACAGCTTTAGAGATCAATATCAGTGATAACCTGCTTGAACAGACTAATATCCGTTTTCAAGGTCAGTATTACGACTATGAAACAGGGTTGCATTATAACCGTTACAGATACTATGAACCATTTAGTGCAAGGTATATGAGTAAAGATCCGATAGGATTGTTTGGGGGATTAAACAATTCTAGTTATGTGAATGATCCGAATCAGTGGATTGATCCGATGGGGTTGATGGCAGATTATGCGTGGACAGATGGCAATGGTAGTTTTTCTAGAACTAAAGATTCAAAGCATAAATATCCAGCAGATTCAATAACTACTGCTAAGAATGTACAAATGAATAGGCAGCCCAGATTGATGCTGAAAATAGACAAAAAATGATGCAGATTCAGAATGAAAGTAAAAAAACACAAGAAGCATGGAATGCTTCAGCTCAGAGTATGAATGAAATAAATAAACAGCAATCACGAGGTTACGGATCTGAGAGGGCACTGATACCTGAGAAAGTTGATACACCTTGGGTACCACCCTCTTTACCTGATTGGGTTGTAGATGGCGCTGCAGGGTGGGGAGATACAGTTAGTTTTGGAGCTACAAGTAAAGTTAGAGATTGGATGGGTACAAATGATGTGGTAGATAAAGAGTCAAATGCTTATAGTGGAGGTCAAATTGTTGGTGTGGCAAATATGGGCGTTTTAGGAAGAGCAGCGATTTTTAAAGCAGGTGGAGCAACAAGTTTAATCACTGGAACAGGAGCGACTGCTAGATCGTATATGGCAGGGCAAGCAATGTTAACAGGAGGGGGGATTGGTTTGGCTATGGAAGTGGGGAAGAATTCATATAAATGCAAGTGTGTCAATGACTTACCATACTTCAATACTAATAAGATTCTAGCAGGATCTGCAATTGGATCTGGAGTTGCTAGTTTATATTCTGCTCCAATGACAGTGATGGCTGGGGGAAGTAGTCAGAAGGTAGCTAAAGAGGCTTTAGATAAGTCTTTAGTATGGTATGAAAAGGTAGTTGTTGGCGCAAATGCTGGAGTTGTTGGTCAAGCTGTCTCTCAACCTAGTGGAGCAATAATTGATAAAATGCAAGACAAGAATGAGGATAATAATAAATGA